AACCGTGTAATTACCATGGGCAGTGTTGCCGTTGGTCTGAGCTGTTTTATTTTTCGATTCCACTTCTGAATTTTCACTGTCTCTTGATATACAGCTGAGACTTACCTGCATGTCGTATGATTTACCAGATAAACTATGAGATACCTTTTCAACAAAATATTTACCGTCCAGATTACCAAATCCGGATAATTTAACATTGCAGGTTGCATATAAAGACATTTTGGGTGGAATCGTCAGCTTCATAGTTCTTTCTTTACGATTGGCATTTCTTAAAATGCTCTCTCCAATCCGTCTGGCATCTGCTTCGCTGTCTGCTTTTTGATTGGTTTTATAAAGCCGTTCTTCCGTGCCAACCAGTATTTCAACCGTCTTCTCATTATTTGGGTTCGCGTAACTTACCTTGGCTCCGGTATAAGTACCCTGTATCGTGCTGTTGTATGTCCATTTTGATACCATATCCGGCACAATGGTAAGTACAGGGGATTTCTCAAAATACTGTTTTAAGTCCCATATAACCAGCCGGTTGGAATATACCTTAATGCCCAGACCATATTTTTCACATAGATTTTTCAAAAATTCACTGTCTGGCTGCTTGTCCTGTTCTGTTTTTGATACAGCAATATCTTCACTGACTTCAAATATCAGTTCTAAACCATATTTTGCAGCAATTTCATTGGCAATCAGGCGAACTGTTGCATTTTCCCATGTCTTTGTGTTTTCTGATTCTTTAAATGAAGTGTCCACAGGAGCAGAAACTCCATTGATTGTGCAGGAAAAGGGAGGACAGGAGAAAGAGTAATCATCTACCAAAAAAGCTCCGCATACTACTGTCATCTTTTCCCCTTCATAGTTCCAATTCTCTAGAATAATGGAAGGAGACATTTTATCACCCTTTTCCGGAAGCCAGGTTCGGCTCCATTTTAAATCACGGTCGCTTAATGATATGGAAATGGTGTCTGATTCATTTATAGAATCTTCATAATATAAATTTTCCATATATTTATCCAGTTGCTGATGAATTTCTACTCCATTGTAAATAATACTTACATTTTTTTCCCTTGCAGAACTCATATCCTTCCTCCTTCATTTCTAATTAATTTCTCCAATGAGGTAACGAATCAGCTTTTACTTCATTTAATGCAGGGGTGTTCACATTCACATTTGCTGGAAAGACAAAGTATTCTAAAAGATGATAATTATTACTCATTAGGTAATCCAGATACTTTTCATTGCCATAAACAATTTTGGCTATTTTATCCCAAGTATCACCCTGTATAGTTAAATATTTTACTTTCATACTATCTCCTAAATGTTGTTCTCGATTGTTCATGATTATAACGTTCGAGGTAATATTTAAATTGATCATAAGTCAATCGAACCGCTCCTGTTAATTCTCCTGTTGGATTATTACTTCCATTAATATATATTGTAGGACTAAAAACTGGTGAAAAAATCGAATTATCTTCATTAAGAGTTTGATGTTCTGGAGAAACCATTGAATTATATATATCCTGAAAATTATTTGATTGATAGGAATTCTTTAGGTTTTCTGTTTCTCTAATTAAATTGCTAACATTTTCTTGTATTGATAAAGTATCTAAAAAGTCATAGTAATTTTGTCTAGAATTCTGTCTATAATCTTCTCCTGCATCTTTCTTATCATCTAAATTTCCAGCATTATCTTTTATAACAGTGGGTCTATCTTCCAGATATCCAGTATCAGTATACATTTCTATTGACTTATAATTAATAGGAACTGGCATTCCGTTCACATTTGAATCTATGTATTGGTTTTTCATTGTTTCAATTAAGTTATGTGCAAGATTATTTGCATTAGGATATTTATTACTAATAGTATCAATGACCTCATCATCATAGATTGCTCCATTATTTCTTGCAGCCATTATTCCTATAGAAAGATTCTCATCCTCTGAAATCTTATCACCTATCAATTTCCACATATTTTCATCCATACCACTTACAGCTCTCCACGAATTAGTATCTGTTAAAGAGCTCTCTGCATCCAATAAATCAGCATTTGTAATATTTCCACCAGATTCTTTATATAAATTAATTACTTTATTTATTTCCTCCTCAGACTCCTCAAGTCCGGAAAAAAGAGTTACTAATGCACCCTTGGAAGATCCTAATGAATTAGTTGATTCCATAGCATCGTAATAAATAGTCTCAATTGCATTTTGCCAAGCTTCTGGTGTACTAATATTGTTGCTAGCAATAATACTATTGACTTCATCTGAAATATTCTTTTGTATTGTACTTAATACTGGATCTACCTCTGCACCATATCTGTCTGTGATTGTATTCTTAAGAGCAGAATAGCCATTCATTAATACATTTAGTTTTCTGCCATAATAGGATTGTTTTGTTTGTTTCATTTGTAAATCATAATCATCTTGGCTTATCGTCCCAGATGACTTCTGACTAATGATTGATGTCATTATTGTGTTATACGCTTCATCAATAGAATCCATTGCTTTATTATTGTAATCCAATATTGCCTGTTTATAATTAACAAAAGAATCATCAGAAAGATTGGGATCAGTAATTTTTAATTTTAACATTTCAAAATCAGCTTTGTTTTGTGAATCTGTGATTAGTTCAACTAGTTTAACAGACTCCAACTGATCTGCTTTTAATTTTTCTTCTTCATCATTAGTTAAACCATCTGTTGCTCGTTTTTCTAAAAGACTATTTATATTACTATTTTTTTCTCTAAGTTTTTGTTTTTGCTTCTGATAAAATGAATTACTATTATTTTTTAAAAGCTGCCCCTCTTCGCTATCCCCATAAACCAGATCAATAGCTAAATTAAGTTCATATCCTTTACTATTGAGATACTCTTGTGCTCCTTTTAAGTAATTTTGAATAGCTAGATCATATGAAGCAGTATCCTCACTATCTAATTCAATTCCTAATGAGATTTTCCAATTATTTTTCTCGATGTCATTTAAATTATCCTGCATTGACCGATAAATTTCTTCTGATTTATCTGCTGCATCACTAAATTTTCCAATTGTTTGAAAAAGTCCACTGCCTAAAGTCTTTATAGCCGCCTCATTTAATTCTTTGACAGATAATGACAAATTACCAAAATGCTGCTCTAGATTAGCTTTGGTTATCTGTCTCTCAGTCTCTTTTATAGCTGTACCAATTCCAGCAATCCCTCCCACCGCAAGACCAAGTAATAGCACGGGCCAAGCCTTAATAGCAGTGGATATTGATTTTATGAGATTTGTCCCCATATCAACAACTTTAAATGTGGCTAATGATCCAATAACACCTACAACACTTCCTTTAGTTAAGGCAGAATGATTCGCAAACCAATCACCTATATTAATAATTGTTCCAAATGATTGTTCTAGTCCTTTAGCTAGAGTTTTTGACTGTCTTATAACTGTTGGCGTTTCTTCGTCTACTCTTTGTCTAAAGTCGGTGATATAACTTGTAACCTTTTGCATAATTAATCGTACTTCATCAGACATTTCTGCATAAATTTCAAGCTGTGTTTCACCATATGCCCCTTTGAAAAGCGAAACGTCTCCTACCAGATTATCCAGCCGAACATCAGAAAGCTTCTGGGCAGCTCCCTCACTATTCTCCATGGCATCTTTCAGCCTGATAAATTCCTCATCGGAGCCTTTCATCATGGCCAGAAAACCGGCCATGCCGTCTTTACCCACCAGCCTCGAAGCATATTCCTCTTTTTGTGCATCTGATAATCCCGAAAAACCTGATTTTAGTTCTGAAAGAATAGTACCAAACGGCTTCATCTCTCCGGAGCTGTCTTTTAATGATACGGATAACTGATCCATATAGTTCTGAACCAGTTTGGTGGGTTCTGATAAATGAGTCATCAGATTTTTCAACGTTTCTCCCGCTGCTTCACCCTGAATACCTGCATCAGACATCATTCCAACCGCCATTGCTGTATCTTCAACGCTGTAACCAAATGCAGATGCTGCCGGTGCTGCTCCTTGAAGTGCCTTTCCCATCATATCCAGACTGGTGTTTGTGCTTATTGAAGCCTGAGCCAGAACATCGACCATCCGAGCAGAATCACCGGCCTGCATTCCAAACGCTTTCATGGTGTCTGTTACAGTCCCTGAAACACTTCCTAAATCTTGTCCAAAGGCTGCTGCAAGAGTCATAACTCCTGGCAGCCCTTTTAACATATCCTCTGTTTTCCATCCCAGTGTGTTACCGCAAAGGCTTTTTATCCTCTGCTTCTTACAGTTTCCTGTAAGCTCAGCATACATCTTCACCCTCGTTTTACGTTAGGTTTGATAGCGGCTAACTATCTCAGACTGCCCTTTAAGACAACCGTGCCGGAGACTCGTGGGAGTTTTTTTGCTATCAAAAACGCTCAACTCCTATGCGTTACAAAAACCGCCTGATTCGCAGCTCTCTCGGTATTAGCATGACTGCAGTCTGTAACTCCTGCAATTTTAGCCTTCACCGATTTTCCCCAGTATGCACTGAACCTTTCAATTCAGCCGACCCATTATTAAGCCAAAGCCATACGTTCCAATTCCTGACCAGCCTCTTTGGCAGAAAAACCTGTGTTTTCTCCCATTTTCCTGGCTGCCAGATTAAGACGCTCCATTTCATAGGAAGAAGCTTTTGTAATTGTTTCAACAGAGCTCATTTGAGCCTCAAATCCTAAGCCTGCGGTTACAGACTCCTTTAAAAATTCTTTGGTTTTTCCAGCTGCCAATGAACTTCCTTTGGCTAAAGTATTGAAATATTTATCAGAGGCCTCCCCAAGTGCTTTTACTGCCTTCTCTTTTTCATCACCTGATGCAATAATTCTCACCTCACACTTCTTTCCCTGTTCTCCTCCCTGGCTGTTTCTGCCACATCCTTAATAAGTCTGGCAGCCTGGCTCAATGGAAGGGAAAAATAAAACTCCGGGCCGGCCTTCGTATACCGGCCCGCAAATATAAATGCTTTATTAACCTTACGGATATCTTCTGCGCAGCTTATCCCTCGAGGAAGAAAAAACGATACACCCGATTCTTCACTTTAACAGAATCTCCAGCCTTTAAAATATAAAAGAGTTCAATGGGAAAGCCAGTCACCTTAGAAGCAATAATCTGCGCAAAAAGAAGAGTTGCTTCCTGCATGATAATACCGCTTCCTCCCATATTGGCGTAAAGATCGTAAACTGAGTTTAAATCCCTGCCTGTAAGCGATTCCATTCCAGTCAGATCAAGGCTGTCCACACGGATTCCCTGATAATCCACTGGCTCCTTTAATTTTATTTTCAGCCATTCCTGATTTGAAACCGCCTCGTTATCCTTTAAAACCTTTTTCTCTTTTTCCATGACTTTTCTCCTTAGCACATCTCTCTTACTTCGCTTAATACATCGTTACCATTTACAACATAGATACCGTTTAACTTGTCAATCTCCAGCACTGTTTTCCCATCCAGTACGATCTTGTAATAGCTTAAACCAAGTGTTACACTGGAACTCATCTTTGCGCCCGATTTCATAGAACCAGGTGCAAACTTCTTTACCACTCCACGAACGGAAATGGATACCGGTTTATACCCTACACTGCCGTCTCCACCATCCATGCCCTGTAGTGCACCGTTTAAGGTAATGTCTGCTGTCTGAGTGGGATCCATTAAAGAGAACACGTCCTTGCACAAAGACAGAAACGGTATCTCCATCTCCATATCGTCTACCAATCCAATTACTGGAACCGCCATAGTTCCGCCTACCCCTGCGCCTTCCAGGCTGTCCGTTTTATTAGTAATCTCTGGAAGTTTTACCTCTTCAGCAGTTCCAATTAATTCCTTACCGCCTCTATATACTGTATATCTGTTGATTAAATGTAGTTTTAACATATTATTCTTCCTCCGCTTTCATTGCATTTTCAAAAGCTGTTACATCAAATTCTTCTACTGCCAGTATGTACTCTGCCGGCGTATAGGGAGCAAAATGAATTCTGATCTTCATATGTCCTGCCAGCACATCTTCCAGCGTATTTTCATCATTGCGGTATTCTGCGTACAGACCAGCGCACATACCGGCAGCCATTAAACTGTTGCCCCATATATTAAAGCTGTTGATAATGTCATCCACCATTCTCCGGTTCATTCCTTCATCAAGTCTGGCTCTATAGACAGTGATAAAATAATTTGCAATGAAATCAAACATTCTGCGACAGCCAATCCAACGGTCTTTGGGATCATCATTACCAGGATAACATCCGGTATTATTGCCAAATGATTTCCAACCGTTATCATGAAACGCGGTTACAATTCCATATCCGTTTAATTCTCCTGCCTGAACCTGGTCAAGATAAACCTCTTTTCCATTGGAAAGCACCGCCCCATCAATATTTAAAAGCTTATTTGATGGATAAATATAAGGAACATCGCCATTAGTAACCGTATAATAACTCATCATTGCTCCATATACGGAAGAATAATGATAGGTTTTACCTGCTTTCGTCACCTTAGGCCATAGTACGACAGAGTGCTTTTCGTCATATCCCATTTCCTTCTTAACCACAAGGCAGTCCATATACTTACTGGCTTTTTCTGTATCTAAGTCTAACAGGCACATTGCTCTGAAAATACCGCTGATTCCTTCACACTTTGATTGAAGAGCAGCGCCCACGTTTGCCTTTTGGGACCAGCCAGGAGCCAGAAGAACGCCTGGTACCAGCCCGTATCTTGGGTAAATCTGACGCAAAGTTTCTAAACCGGTCTCTTCTCCAGTCTCAACATTGTAAGATCCGATCACATCTTCTTCTGTCACCATTTCCGGAGCAATAACATGAAATGAAATCTTTAATTCACTGGCGTCATAAGCAATACCAGAACGCAGCAAAGTAACGATTAAATTTCCAGCTTCATCAAAATCCAAAATAAAATCTGCATTCTCAGCAAGCTGCTTTGCTGACTCCTCCTGTTTCACAGTGATACTGACAGTATCCTTTAATACACCGTCTGTTTTTAAAGTGATCTGATGATTCTTTACCGGATACACGGTCTCGTCCACATTTTTAAAATGCCTTTTTGCATCAAGTACATTAATAAAAATCACCGGCGATACCTGAAACAGCTTAAAGCTTGCATACATACTTTCGCAAAGCGTATATTTTTTCCAATCATCGCTGTATCCAAACAGCCTTGCTGCTGCTTCGAAACTATCTACTTTAACCGGAACATTTACCATAGCATAGGGATCTGCAGCTAAATTCACCGGTGAGGTACCGCACACAACCTGCACTCCATACCGGGTTGATAACGGGGTTGGAAAGGATGTTTTATTTTCAATTACTTCAATACCATGTTTATATGACATATTATTTTTTCCTCCTGATATTTTCTGCTTTCCGGTACAGCGTATTTAAATTACTATCTGATTTCCGGATGTTCTTTTTTGCTTCCGCCAGTAACTCTGGCGGTACCATTAACTCGTTTATAAACGGATGGGCGTTTAGTAGTTCTTCGAGTCTGGGGGGGAATCCGCCACGGAATGATGCCCCGTTCCTTACAATCTGATCCATTGATGGACCTACATAGATTAACGCTATGTTTTTGTTCATAAAATTCCTCCTGACTCCATTTCTGGCATATTCCAAAACATTTCAATTTCTCCTGTAAAATAAGAAGGAGTGACTTTTTGGGGAAAGCTTATGTTTATAGCTCGTTCACACCAGAAAGATTGTAAAAAGGAATCAGTTAAAAATCTGTGGGTAATTTTTTCAATCGCAGCTGTCAAAAGATAAAATCCATCTTTATGGGATCTGCAAATATTAATCTCCAATACTACTCTTCCAAGATTCTTATTATCGGCATCTTTTTTTCTATATTCCACCCGATCCAGTCTGACCACAAAATACGGAAGAATTACTTCCTTATCCTGTAATAGTAAATCTTGTCCGGGTAGTCCGTTAAAATCTGCCGCTTGTGGATATCCGAATAGTTCTGTATCCCTCCCTTTTGAATCAAAAAAGGTCATATTATTTAACAGAACCTTTGTTTCATTTATTAAAAGCTTTTGCAATTCATTAAATGTCACAAATTAACTCAACCTCCTCTCTATCCATTGTAGTCTTTTTGTCTACACCATCATTAAAAAAAATATCACTAATCTCCTCCAACGATGCAATCCCAAGCAACTCACACAGCGCTTTAATCTCACCCGCCTTAAACTGACTCTTATTCCACAGTTTTCTTCGAAACCCATAGCTGGACAAGTGAAGTCTGTCCGCAATCCACCCCTTTTTCAGCCCGGATTTTTTGATTAACTCATTTAGCCGAACCGTGTTGGTCATCCTGTCCTCCTTTCTTGTAGTCTTTTTGTCTACAACATCATCATACTCCGTCGTTTCCTTTTTGTCAACACATTTTTCAATTTTTGTTGAAAGTAATTCTACTCCGTGATATAATGCTGTCATGGAGGTGGTCCTATGGATATCGGTCAGATTATAAAACAAAGACGTGAGGAATTGGGAATGTCTCAGGAAGAGCTTGCGAATAAGGCGGGTTACAAATCCCGTTCTTCCATCAATAAGATAGAGGTAGACGGCAGAGGCCTTCCCCAGTCTAAAATTACCGCAATCGCAAAAGCACTGAGAACAACTCCGGCTTCCCTCATGGGCTGGGAGGAAACAGATGTTTTTGCGCTGGATCATGAAAACAGCTGTTTCGGAGAGTCTGCAAGAGAAATGCTCAATAATTTTCAAAAGCTCAATGAAAGCGGACAAAAAGAGGCGCTAAAACGGGTCAGTGAGATGGTGCACATCCCCCAATATACAAAAGCAGACCCGGTTGTCCGGCCTTTGCGTACGGATTCCAGATCTTATTTACAGCCGGTAGCGGCTCATGAGCGGACGGATATTGAAGTGACTGAGGAAATGAGACAGCATGATGATGCCTTTTTCGATGAGTAAGGAATAAAATTCGTTGAGGTGATTTATTTGAATTATGACATATTATTAGAGGAAGCAGACTCTGACGGAATCATGATTAAAGAAAAACCATTAATTGGTAATGACGGACGTATTAGGGGTGATCAGATTCTCATCCGGCAGAACATGTCCGGCTGTCAGAAAGCCTGCGTACTGGCTGAAGAACTTGGACATTACTACACCACTGCCGGAGATATACTGGATCAGTCTAATGTTTCAAACAGAAAACAGGAACGCACAGCACGTTTATGGGCTTATAACAAAATGATCACGTTGGAGAAGCTGGTTGCCGCGAAAGAGGCCGGCTGCAGAAACAGCTTTGAGATCGCGGAACATTTAGAGGTTACGGAAGAATTTCTGCTGGAAGCACTGGAATGCTATCGGACTAAATATGAGAAGGGGCTGCAAAAGGACAACTATTTAATTCTTTTTGAACCGTTTAATATTTATAAAATGGCAGAATAATTTTTTTCTTATCTTAATGTCACCTGATGCATCATATATTATCCAGAGGTGATGAACTATGCAGTCCTGCGAATTAGTAACACTTGTGTCATCCATTGCCTGCTGTCTTGCACAAGGGCGGACAGCTGACGAAATTGCACTCCTCAGCTGTATTTTCAGTCAGCTGGGCGATACCCTGGAGACGATTGCAGCCCACCGGGCTCTCTGTTGCGGCAATGATGACAATATTAATGATGATATATTTTTTGGCTTTCAAAGTGAAAGAAGACGGGAGCGATAAGGAACTATTCACCAGTTCCTTATCCTCCCGTCTTCTGAAACAGACAACCTGTTATTTTAGTATTTTGCAGTCAGCAAAAGCTCAACTGCCATACGATCCGAAAGTCTTCCCGTTTTAACCGCTTCTTCCGCCTCAACACAGGAATTCACATAAGAAAGAATCTGTTCCTTGGAAAAAGTTCTTGCCTGAGGCATCAGTTTACCGGCAGCAAAAGGCGGGATTTTAAGCTTTGCTGCGATTCCCCCTTTATCCATCCCCTTCCCCATCAGTTCCTTTACCTGGAGCAGCTGGTTAAACTGCCTGGCAATGAGAAACATGATTCTCATGGGAGGTTCCTTTAACGTGAGCAAATCTTCATAAAGTTCAAGAGCTCTTTTTGTCTGGCGGTTAACGATGGAAGTAACCATATCAAATATTTTATTGGTGGTCCGCTCTGTACAGATCGCCATCACATCTTCATCAGTTATAATATCTCTTCCTAACGTAAAGCTAATCAGCTTTTCCAGCTCCATGCGGATATTTTCCATATCATCACCGGTCATGTTTAAAAACAGCTCCATGGTCTGTCCAGTCACCTTTTTTCCTTCTCTGGAAAGTAATGTTCCTGCCCATCTGGCCAGCTGATTAATATCCTGACGCTCCATCTCGGCGGCATAACCAAGTTCCTTTATCTTTTTAAACATTTTGCTTCTCTTGTCCACTTCTGATTCCACAAAGATCATGCAGGTTGTATCCGGCATCTGGGGCAGATAGTTAACCAGTTCTTCTGCAGCCGCCTTAAAAAATCCACTGTCTTCTACAAGGATCAAGCGTTTCTCCGAAAAAAAAGGCATAGTATCAGCAAGGCTTATAAGCTCCTTTACATCAATGGATTTTCCGCCAAACTGGTTGAAATTCATGGTATCTCCCTGAGTTATGGCCGATTTCATCTGATTCTTGTAGCTGTTTTTTAGAAATGCCTCTTCTCCATATAAGAGATAAACCGGCTTAAAACTGTTATTTTTTATATCCTGATTCAGGGTTTGCATCGCATGTTTCACTCCTTTTCCTTCTTAACATTATACCCATGGTTCCTGGTTCCGTCAACGAAAGTTGAAAAACGGATTCTTGTTCCATCCGTTTCCAGCCTGACTGCTCCGCTCATTCCAGTTCCGAACACCGTAACACTCCGCTCATTAAAACGTTCTAATACTTCTTTATGAGGATGTCCGTAAGAATTCCCCTGTCCATAAGAAATCACAGCCCAGACAGGTGAAACTGCATCAAGAAATGATTCGCTGGATGAATATTTCGAGCCGTGGTGAGCTGTTTTTAAAACATTTACTTCACTTAATAACTGATCTTTCTTTTTTTCAAGAAGAAGCTGTTCCTCCCGCTCCCCCATATCACCGGTAAACAGCATATGGCAATCACCATAGTCCATTTTAAGCACCTGGGATTCGCCATTAACATCTGTGGGTACGTCATCTTTTCCAGGATAAAGGCAGGTAATGGATAGCTTTCCTACCTTCATTACATCTCCCCCTGTCAGATACTGCACACAGGCCCCCCTATCTTCCCCCAGTGCTGCCAGAGATTGTATCATTTCCTCATCCCGCCCATGATAAGGGAGAAATAAATTCTTAATCTGTATGTCCTCACAGCTTTCCAGCAAATATTTTACTCCGCTTACATGATCCAGGTCTCCGTGGCTGACAAATGCATAATCAATCACTGAAACACCAAGAGACTTCAGACATGGGGACAGTGTATACTCTCCCAGAGATTTTTTAGATGAGCTTCCACCATCAATCAGCACGCATGCCCCTTCCGCCCTGAGCAGAATTCCATCTCCCTGCCCCACATCAAGAAACCATGCTTCGAGCCCTTTTACCGGCTCAGGTAATAAAAGAAATATAGATAATATATAAAATCCAACCAGGAAAAGGAGTTTTCCTGCAAACGATATTTTTCCTTTTTCCGGCGAACTTTCATTTCCTCCCAGGGCATCAACGTTTTTTTTCTCTGCTTCCTTTTCACACCTGCTGAATAATTTCATTATAAAAATACAGCCAGTAAGAAGAAACCCATAAGCCACCAGCGTTCTGATACCAGGCCTGCCCAAAATAATATTGCTCCCCGGCATCTCACCGGCAATGTTTAAAAGAATCTCATACAGAGACAGTATATAATGCCCGGTTCCCGCTGCCGCAGTTCCAAAAACAGGACTTAAAGCTCCAAATGCAATCACTCCCAGACCAGAACAGAGAACTCCGCCCATCAGTGGAATGACCAACAGATTCAAAACCAGACCATAAGGCGGAATCTGGTAGAAATGAAAGGCTGT